GTGATAGGCTGAAGATCGAGATTCTGTGGCATGTTAGTTCTTTGTTTCCTTGTAGATTCCATCCAGAATGGAAAGCAGGTGGTTTGAATCATTGTATCGAATGACGCCTGGAACGTCGTTCAACGATACATTGTACGCTAGCACTGGCGAAATTACACGCAAGCCATGCGAAGCATATTCGGCGCTGTGCTTGGGAGAATCGTCAATGCAAGCAGCGACACGACCGTAGAACTGGCTTTGAACTATCCATCGGTACTTCTCTCCGCTGAAGGAGATTCCGTCGAAGGGGACTCCAGCAGCGTCGAGCCAGCTGTATGTATCGTACAAACAGATTAGGTTCTGGTCTGGGCGAGCTGTCAAGAGTTGCACCCAAAAACCCATCTCTCGAGATCTCTGCAGGGTCTCAACCATGCCTTCAATCACTTCGATAGTGCGAAGACCTCTATCGCTGATGAAATCCTTGAAAGAAGACTCTGGATTGATCCCGCGATCCTTGAGCGGTGTCGAAGCATAGTACTCCGGGTAATCGTGAGAGATCTTGATTCCGTGAGAAGCGTCGAGCCATTCAAAGTATGACTTTCTGAAGTGTGCGATGACGTCGTCTACATCGACTATCAGCACTGGGCGACCGTCCCACTTAGAAGTCTCAACCCTGCGGCGAGTATGCAGGAAGGTATCTTTATCTTTGAAAGCCTCAACAACTTCTCTCTGATCAAATCCCCAGACATTCATGATCGCAAGTAGATACCGCAGAGCATCAACAGACTCGTAGAGAATCTTCTCACGATCAGGTGTCTTCCTGTTCGCGTGGTGATCCTTGAAGTTGATAGAGCTCACAAGGTCAGTGACTTCTCCGTGAAGAGCAAGAGCAAAGCTCTTGGTCATCTCTTCACGCTTTGCATCGCTGAAGCTCTCTGAGCTGAAGAAGAGATCAGAGAATTCCTTCTGGCGATCAAGCATGTCTGCAAATTTCATTAGTAACCCGTCTTAAGCCTTTCGTGGATAATCTTGTCTTTCTTGTCGTAGGCAGCGAATAGCTCGTCAGAGTCAACGCCGATCATGATCATGAGCGACAGGAAGTAGTTGAAAGCATCAACCATCTCCTCTTTAAACTCATCACGATTGAAGTCTGCGACGACCTCTGTCTGACGATGCGGCTTCCAGTTCTTGAGATGCCCAAGGGCTTCAAAAACTTCTTCAACTCCTCGCAGTGCCATGTCGCGACAGAGCTGCTGAGACTTGCGAGTGCTTAGATCTATGTTCCCCTCAGGATAAGCGTCAGGAACACGCGATCGCAGTGCCGCCATATATGCACGACGCTTCTCGAAGATCTGATCGAGCTTGTCCACTAGTTTGACTCCTCGTCTCCAGCCTCGAACTGAGCGGATGCTGCCTGAGCGATGAGCTTGTTGAGATTCTTATCAAAGTTCTCAAGGTACTCTGGCTCGGGAACTAGCGATCCATCTTCGGATGCAACGAGCTGCATCAGTCGAAGATTGTCGACAATATCTGTTCCAGTGATAATTGCAAGCTGCAAGAGCTTTGCAATCTGTGCGATAGACGTATCAGAAAGACTGTATTTCATGATTGTACTCCTTTTACCCAAAATGTGGTCCTTCCATCATTCGTGACCTCACGCGTGACTTCAAGACCCTGCGGATCCTTCACTTGATTATAGACGGCAAATCGTCTAGTGTACTCACCTTTCTGGCCTTCAAAATTCTGAAAGGTGTAGATTGTTGCACCACCGGTAGCATAAGATGCTCGGATCACCTTCTTGACTGTCTCATTGAGTCGCTTCAGCTCAACAGGCGACAAGTCTTTGCAGAGCCGATGAGGTGAGATCTGAGCGAAGTAGAGCGACTCGGACTTCAGATAGTTTCCAACGCCACAGACGACTGACTGATTCATCAGTCCCTCTGCGATTGTACCCTTTAGATTCCCTACGCGCTGCTCGAAGATGTCGTCTTTGACATCTTCTGCGAGCATGTCAGGACCTAGAGACTGAAGCTTCTGGTGTAGCTCTTCTTCTCCTCTGACAAACTTTAGTGTTCCAAAGTTTCTAGCGTCGTTGAAGTGTAGCCTGCTTCCGTCGGAGAAAGTGAAACGCACCCTGCTGTGCTTCTGCGGGCCTCGGCTCCAGCCTCCGGTCATCCCCAGTGTGTTCCAGATGAACCAGTTGCCCACCTTGAAGTAGATGAACTTGCCCTTGCAGGCTACAGCGTCAACTGTAGCCGGAATCACGCTAGAAAAATCATCTAGCCCGTCAGGATCTCCGTGTCGCACGTATCTTCCAGAAAGAACTTCAATCGACACAATTGTCATTCCCGCAATTGACTTTGCCAAAGAATCTGTAACAATTCTAACCTCGGGGCCTTCTGGGATGGTATCCTCCTTTAGGCTTTAAAGCCATTCCGAACAAGTTTTAGTATTGTGTGATGAGAACATCCGTATTTTAAACCTAGCTTACTCTTTGTTGTTGATCCACTTCCAGTAGTTCTTAAGTGCACCGTCTTTAGGCTCTGGAATGTCATCCCACTTGTGCAAGCAGAAGATGTCGTAAGCAGCTCCTGCATAATCTCCAACGCCGGGTAGAGATCTTACATCATTGCCGTCCCAGTTCACGAAAGCTTGAGACAGCTTTACTAGCGTTTTGCTACGACGGTCTGAGAGGCCGAGGTCAGCAATTAGGTCTCTGATCTCTTCTGCATTGGCGTGAGCAGCACTCTCTGCTGTCGGCCAGCGTTCAAAGAACTTCCACATGTAAGGCTCTGCAACTACTCTGCGAGTCAGATTGCAGAAAATACAGACAACTAGAACTCTCCACGGATCGTGTTGAACTGTCTCTTGGATCAGGTTGTATGGTGACTTAGGTGCGATCACGAAAGATTGTAATCGAACAAGTCTTAATTTACAAGCTAAATACCAAAAGCTTCGATCGTGTGCTTGAACGGATGATGCGGAATACTTCTAACCAGATCTAGCATCTGCTCTGCAAGATCTCGAACTTCCTTCTGTGCATCGGGCTTCATGCGAAGGCTGAGGAAGTGGTTGAAAGAGCGCCAGTTGAACATCACATCCATCGTGATCTGGTTGCCATAAGGCAAATAGAATCGAGCTGACTCTTTCGCTCGCTTGCGGTTCATGCCGTTCTCTACGAGCCGCTCAAGTGCATCGTGGTAGCGCATGATAGCATCTTCCATGAATGCAATGTAGTGCGCCTGATCCTCAAGTGGCCAGTCCTTTGGAAGGTAGTACTTGTCGTCCTTAAGCTCTTTATAGCGAGCCGACTCACCGTTAACTGAGACTCCGATGCGATGCTTGAGAAGATGCACGTGAGTAGCTGTATCGACTGTAACCAGGAAGTGAAGAGAGCTCTTCTCGAACGGAGTCTCGTGGCCGTTCTCAGCCAGCATCTTGAGAAGCTGAGGAATTCTCACTCTCTTCTCCTCTGTTAGATCTCTGTTCGTACTTGTCCATGCTGACAGTGCGTGGACTTCGTCTGAACCATACCATCCAACCAATTCTACCTTGTTGTCTTGAAAGGGCATGTCTGAGATTCTCCCTGAAGTATTTGTCCCAGATTATTTCAAATCCCCACTGCAGAAAAGTCAAAGTAGTCCCAGTTATTAGGACTATTCCGATTGAATCTGCAGCATTTCTAGTGAAGAAGAAAGCTATGCAAAATCCATAGCACATGGAGAAAGCTCTCCATGCCATGACTTTTATTAGGAGCTCTAGCTTTCTATTCAAACTTGTACTTGACGTCCACTGTTAGCATCATCTCTGGAACCTTGATGTGGTTAACCATGTTCATCTCCTTTGCCTCCTCTGGCTCGATGAACCAGTCAGCGTGCTTCTTGTGGTGGATCTCTTCGAGGAAGTAATCTTCGTCCTTTCCAATGTTCTTTGCCATGATCTTCAAGATCTTGTCATTGAGTCGATCAACTTCCTTTGCATCAGTCTTGATCTCCTCAACCTTTCCAAAGCTACCAGTCGAAACCTCGTGGATCATGATGGTGGCATTTGGTCCTGCAAATCGCATCCCCTCAGCACCACAGGTTAGAAGAACTGCACCGCAGCTCATAGCCTTTCCTTCAACAATGGTAGCAACTGGAACTCGAGAAGCCTTGATCGCATCGATCATGGTCATCAGAGAGTAGACCTGGCCACCGTAGCTATCAATAACAATCGGGATGATTCCCTGCCCAGAAGACTGGGCCATCGACATCTGCTGTGCAAACTCCTTTGCAGAATCTTCGTCAAACTTGTTGACGCGGATGATGATAGGTGCGGCCCGAAGCTCGCACTCCTTAATAAGGGGAGAAACGCGTGTGATGATGTTCATGAATTACTATACTCAAGTGAGTTCAATTTTTTAAGAACTAGCTACACTTGCTAGAGCCGCAAGCACTACACGTAACGCAACCCTCCTGGTAGAACACCTGGTCGCTTCCACAGTCTTTGCACTTCTTCTCGTTTGTTGACTTTGTTCCGTCGGGAATGTAGCCCTTCAGAACTCTGGCAATGCAACGTGCAAAGGCAAACATGTCTGAGTCTTTATCCTTCTGGAGCTGATCAACTACAAAGTTGACAGGGATACCGTGGCGAAGAGCAAGAGAGATTGTCCTAGTGAAAGCACCTTGCGTCGGGTTTGCAAAGAGGTTAACGACGTCTTTGAAGAGGATCTCATCGTCGTTACCGATGGGAACTCTAAGATTGTAGGTCGCTATGCCCTCCTTCTTGCCATTCTTGATCAAGGTCCCTGCTTTGGTCTTCTTTGGAACTTCAATATGCTCAGCAAGACCACTGAAGACCTCGTATGGCATTCCGTCATTTAAGCCTACGAGGACCATCCAAGACTGCGTGACACCTGTATCATCTTTCACATTAACTCTGTGAATGTCGCAAGGTAGCTCCTTTGGACGCTTGGGATGGAAGTCACCGGCGCTCTTTGGCTTGTCTTCCTGCCTAGGAGTGTCTGCGACAAGAACTCCGGTGCGACAACCGTCTCGATAGACTGTAAAGCCCTTACATCCGGTCTTCCAGGCTTTCATGTAGACAGAGTTAACTGTCTCTCTCGTAGCAGAATTAGGAAGGTTACAGGTCTTAGATATTGAATGGTCAACCCAGGCTTGTGCTGCAGCCTGGATGTCAACTGATCTCTCCCAGTCGATATCGTTGGCGGTACCACCCCAGTACGGGCTCTCCTGCGGATCAGTCTTTCCGGTGACATCCATCCACTTCTTGAACCAGTGGTGGTAGACAGTGTACTCCTGCCACTTGTCACCCATTGGGTCAACATAGTCGACTCTAGCAGAGATATCACTACCGGTAATCTTGCGGCGGCGCTTGTACGAGAGAAGGAAGGCAGGCTCAATTCCCGAAGTGGTCTGCGTGAGACAGGAGACTGAACCGACGGGTGCTGTGGTGGTGAGAGCAATGTTGCGACGACCTGTGTTCTTCCACATCTCGTAGTACTCACCTTTGCAAGAGGAGATCACCTTCTTGAGGTAGGTGTGATTCTTCTCCTTCTCGTAGTCCCACACTGGGAAGGCACCGCGCTCCTTGGCAAGAACGATCGAAGAACGGTGAGCTCCGACGGCGAGGGCCTTGTAGATCTCCTCAGTGACGTCAATAGAGCACTTATCTCCATAACGAACACCTAGAGCTGCAAGACAGTCGCCAAGACCTGTGACTCCGAGACCAGTGCGACGACCATTGAGACCTGCCGCTCTAATCTTTGTCCAGAGTGTCTTCTCAATCATCTTCACGCTGTCAGGCTCTGGATCGTTCTGAATCTTCTCAAGAATCCTATCAACGCACTCGACCTCGAGGTCCACGAGGTCGTCCATGAGACGCTGAGCCTTCATGACTACGGAGTTAAAGTTTGAAAAATCAAATCTTGCATGATCAGTAAACGGATCGATCACAAACGAGGTAAGGTTAACAACCATCAGTCGACAGGAGTCGTATGGGCTGAGGGGGATCTCACCGCAGGGATTGGTAGAGATTGTCTTGTAACCGACGTCACGGTAGCGGTCAACGATTCCCTGGTCAACTACAGTGTCCCAGAAGAGAGCCCCGGGCTCGGCAGAAGACCATGCGGCATCGATGAACTTGTTCCAGACCTGCTTCGCGTTGACTGTCTTGCAGATCTCAGCTTCCTCCGGGTGAGCCTCCACGGGCCACCGAAGCAGGAAGTCCTTCTCACCCTCTACAGCCTGCATGAACTCATCAGTGAAGCGGATCGAGATGTTCGCTCCTGTCACCTTTTTGAGGTCACGCTTGATGTCGATGAATGTCTCGATCTCTGGGTGACGACAATCGATAGTAATCATCAGAGCGCCACGGCGGCCGCCTTGTGCAACCTCACGCGTGGAGTTGCTGAAGCGCTCCATGAAGACGCCGATACCGTCAGTTGTGCGGGCAGCATTGGTGGTAGGTTGTCCCTTTGGCCTGATGTTCGACACATCCAATCCAACACCACCACGGCGCTTCATGATCTGCACCTGCTCCTGGTCAGAGAAGAGGATCCCTGCGTAAGAGTCATGAGGCTGGTCGATGACAAAGCAGTTTGACAGAGACTGTAGCTGGTAGGGGTTCCCAATACCTGACATTGGAGATCCTTGCGGGACGACTTGCTGAAACTTATCTAGCATGTCGAAGATCTCGTCTTGCGACATGGGGTTTGGATACTTTGACTCGATCCTAGCGAACTCCTTCGCGAGTCGCAAGTGCATCTCGTCGGGCATGAACTCTAGACGTTCGCCGCTCTTGTTGTGAAGCGCATACTTCGTAAAGACATCGCAGGCGAGGTCGTCGCCGCCAAAATACTCGAGCAATAAGGGACTATGTGACATGGTAATACTCCTGATACACAGAAATTAGTTTCCGTTAACCTCTTTCCACTTCTGTCTTAGCAAGTCCTTTGCATTCGTTTTAGTGGACTTGATAACTTCATCCAGAGACATCTCAGAAGAGTCTGAGAGTGTTTCGAAGACAGACATCGACGTATCGATCCTGATGGGGAAGAGAATACCATCACGACCTGCTCTGTTTTTGGCAACGAACATTCTTCCAATTCCCGAAGACTTCTCGATCGGCTTTCTTGAGATCGAAAGGACTACGTCAGCAACCATGGCTTTCCCATAGGCTTCAGACATGTTTTCAAGACCGACGATATCTGAGTTAGAAGCATCTCTGTTTGCCTGAGATGCTGTCCAGATCGGGACGTTCATTTCCATCGCTAGATTACGAAGCTCTTCATAAATAAGCTTCAACTCGTGACGAAGCGAGTCCATCTTTCTAGAAGACCGCATAATGTCAGCATAGTCGATGATGATGACACTTGGAACAAACGACTTAAGTAGAAGTTTTTCGATGTGGTTACGAAGAGTCTGCACAGAAGCTGAACCTGTCGGGTATTCCTTGATGATCAAGCGACCGAGTGTAGCGTTCTTGTAGAAGTCTAGGACCTCACTCTTTCTGTCGATAATTTCGTTGCTTGGAATCTTGCAGAAGTTAGAATCGTACCTGAGTCCGACTGCAGATTCGCTGAGCTCGAAGGTGTAATGAACAACATTCTTTCCGAGGCGAAGCGCCTCAGCACCAACAGAGACCAAGAAGTGAGACTTTCCAGTTCCTGTATTTCCAACTGCAACGCCGAGTTCGCCGCGCCCGAGGCCACCGTTCAAGACTCCGGGTGCATCAATTGCAGTGATTCCAGTAGGGCATGGAACTCTTCTTGTCCTGACGAAACGAGCTTCGGCATCTTCAAAGAAGTCGTGCCCAATTGATGCAGGCGTTCCTGCAGACAGTGCATTCTTCATCAAGCTCATGACAGAGTCAATATTGTCAGTTGCAATGAGCTCAACTGCCTTCTCAAGAGCTTCCTTCATTGCCTGCTTCCTGCAGAAGTCAAGAGACTTGTCCTTGACGTAGGATAGGTCTCCAACGTCAGGGTTGACCCGGATTCGCTGCAGGAAGTCAACAATCTGATCTCTTAGAATTGTGTCCTTGCCTTCCTTCAGCTCGTCTCTGATGATCGTAATCAAAAGCGGCAGAGTCGGAAAGTCTTTGTACTTCGCATAGTAGGTAAAGTACCTGTCAGTCAAAAATTCCAAGTACTTCAGATCAAAGAAGCTAGGAGCCATAATCTCAGTCATCTGAGTTGACCAGTTTCTATCCGTCAGAAGTGCCTGGAAGATCTTCTCCTGGAACTGCTTGCCGTACTGCTTGAAGTGGTGAGTCGGTTCAATATTCATTTTGTCTCAACTTGTGTCATTGAATTAAAGAATCTGTCAGCGTCAAATGTTTGGATCCCGAGCGAGATCATAGTTCGAATGAATTCTATTTTACGCCTCTGGGGGCTAGCTTGTTCAATGATCCCCTCAACTCTTGTGATCTGACTTCCTGACAAGTTAGCAGTGTCAAGGTAGACCAGACTCCAGTTTCTGTGGATAATCTCTTCTGACTCGATGATGCTTCGGACGCACTTTGTCTTGTCTCCCGACTCAGACAGAGATCGAGCTTGACGCATGAAGTCAGACACCATCACCGTCGCAGCCTGTGATAGCTCTGGGAACTTCTTTGCAAGCGTCTTAAAACCTACACCCTCGACGCCCGGTATGCAGTCAGACTGATCCCCGCACACGGATTTTGCAAGTGCAAAGTTGTTAGGGTGGACTCCGTACTTCTCAAGGACTCCCGACTCTTCAACCATCTTCTTCCAAGTAGGAGACCATACCATCGAGCCCTCAGATATCAACTGATAGTAGTCGTGGTCTGGGCTTAGAATGACCTTCAGCTCTTCCTTGTGGTGGTACCTGGAAACGTAGCCGATCACATCATCAGCTTCGCAATCTGGGACATACAGCTGAACTATAGGTGAATGCTTGAGAAGCGACACAAGCATCTTCACCTGGCTGTCTCGACCGCCAACAGTCTGCGGTATGTCGTCTGAATAGAATCTGTTAAGTTTTGCAGCCTTTCTATTGGACTTGTAATCTGGAAAGATGGCGCGACGGCGAGGTGAGCCGCCGCTCTCCCATACAACGTAGATTCTACGAGGTCGAAAGCGGTCGCAGAGTGATCGGATCTCGTTCATAGTTCCAATCACCCCGCCGATGTGATCACCGTTTGTCGACACAGCTGGATTGGCGACAAAATGCCGCAGGAATGTTCCCATGCCATCAACAAGAAGAACAGTCCTGCGGGATAGATCACTCATCAGACTCCTCTTCTTCCTCGGTCGTAATCGACGCAGACCCTGTCCTGACCATGACTGTCTCGATCAGGTTGTCAAGGTAGGTCTTGTACTCAGGATTTCGAAGAAGTTCTCCGAACTCAGCTTTGTGAAACTTCTTCTCAATGATCGTTGCACCCTTATCAAGGTCTGTCACAGTGAACACTTTCCATGCCGTGGTTCCTGAGACGCAGACCATCTTGTTTCCAATCTGTCTCTCGCCTGCTTCACGAAGCACATCAAAGATCTCCTCGTGCTCAACAATTCCCTTGCCGAAGTGGATCTGGAAGTTGACAGTCCTGAACGGTGGTCCTACCTTGTTCTTGACGGTCTTTGCTGAGACATTGATGCCGATGATGTCTCCGTCTTTATTCTGGATGTGCTGACCAGCTCCTAACTTAAGTCTCACTGAGGAGTGGAACGGGATCGCCATGCCGCCCGGTGTCGTGGTTGGATCACCGTGGAGAACGCCTATCTTCGTGCGAATCTGGTTGAGGCAGATCATCAGAACTGATTGATCACCGATGACACCAGTGATCTTGCGCATGCCCTTCGAGATTGCGCGAGCTTGAAGGCCGATAGTGTCTTTGTCGTACTCTCCGTTGAGCTCGGCCTTGGGTGAGCTTGCCGCGACAGAGTCCCAGATGATTGTGATCGGGACGTCTTTCGCCATCGCTTTTGCCTTCATGATGGTCTTCTCAGCTACATCAAAGACTTCCTCTGTGCAGTGAGTGTCAACATAGACAAATCGTCTAGAAACGTCAACACCAAGTGCGTGAAGGTTCTCTACTGAGGTTGCATTCTCTGTGTCGATGTAGACAACAATGCCTCCCATCTGCTGAGTTGACCGAGCGATCTGTGTAGCAATGTGAGACTTTCCAATCGACGGCGGCCCGAAGATCTCAACAATTCTTCCTTCTGGCAGGCCGCCGCCCTTCCTGTTCGAGACGATGTAGTCAAGAAGCGCAGAGCCAGTAGAGATCCACCGCTTAACGTGAGTAGGTGAAGCGTCTTCAGTGAGGTTATAGGCTATCTTGGAGCCGTGCTCCTTGTTTAAGGACTTTATCAGCTCTGATGTAAAGTCATCATCTCTAACTTTTGTCATGTTTCTCCTGTCTGATACTATACGAGGTAAGGGTCAACATTACAACCCTTACCTCGATTGGTCAATCTATCGATTAGCTTTCGATAAGATCAGCGAAAGCATCATCGATCGATCTAAAGTTGTCACTTCCAGAAGGCTTCTTGCGAGGCGTAGGAGTCTCTTCGCTGTCGCTCTGTGCAGAGCTATAACTGCCGCTTCCACCCTTCTGAGTTCCATCGCTGCCGTCAGGCATTCCGCTATTGATCCAGTCGTTGACGATCTTGCTGAGCTCATCTGCAGACTTGAGCTCAAACATCTTGGAGACGTCTGGAATATTTCCTAGCCACTGCTTTGCGGACCCAGTGTTCGGGCTGAGAGGAGAAGCCTTTCCTCGCGGCATGACCTCAGTCTCAGTGTACTTCTTGCCATTGGGCTTGAAGCAACGAACCTTCACATCTCGGCCGGACTCAGGATCGGTAATATCACCGTAGTCCTCGTCAAGCATGATCGCGAGGAGCGACTGGTAGACCTGCTTGCCGAACGCCCAGAGCTGGACGCCCTTGTCCTCCTCACCGCGAACGATGACCGGAGCGTAGCAACGCATCTTCGGGTAGAGCTTCTTGGCGAGCTCGTAGGACTCCTTGGATGCATCATCCTTCAGCTTGCGGATTAGATCCTGAATCGGATCCTGCTGTCCGTACTGGTAGGGAGCGAGGAGACCAGGGTTGCTGCCAATGTTGTAGTAGAACCAGAGCTCCTTGAAGGGCTGGCCGTCGTTGTTCGGGAACGAGAGGAGGCGGACCGTGTATTCCTCACCTTCCTTGGGCTTCCAGGAAGCGTTGCTCTTCTTGTTGTTACCGGAGAGATTATCTAGTTTCTTCTTAAGTGCGTCAAAATTAATGGTCATGATTAGTTTGTTTTCCTTTGTGGTTAACTCTTAACTTCGGTGTGATGTTTAGAGCTAGTATGATTTAACGTTTAATGTGGTAGTTGTTCAAAAGTTTTACGGACGCCCGCGAGCAGTCTTTGTTGGATCCTCTAGATACTCACCTCCTGCGGCCTTCGCCATCTTGCTGTAAAAGCTCTTGGGATTCGAGGGACCTGATACTGGACCCGTGTAGCCTGCGACGGCTCCGACACCTGATGCTTCTTTCTTAAACTTCTTCTTTTTAGGAGCAATCTCTTCGAGCAGGTCCTCAACATGCAGAAAATCTTCAAATCCATCACCAGAGTCCTCTGTGAGACGCAGCTTGAAACCTCTTGGAAGCTTCCTCGGACCTGCAAGCTTGCGTGTCGCTATGTTCTCTATGTTGGACTTGTAGTCAGGCATGCCGACAAACTCACCTACCTCATCGTAAGCGAGCTGTTGCTCGTAGTCGGGAACCAGTAGAGACATCCTTCCGGCAAAAGTGCTGTCAGCAGCGCCTGTTGGAGATGCTTGAATCTTTCCCGGAAGCCTTGGACGTCCAATCTTCTGCTGCGCGCCATCACCGCCGCCGAGCGCTCCCGACCACGGAATAGCTCTACCCCTGCTAGAGTAGTGTCCAATTGCTGATGCTTTTTCTTGATTTGCCACTAATGTAAATATCTTAGACTCGTTCTTGCGCAGTCACTATCCTGTCTGCGTACTGCAGCAGAGCTGCGAGGTCACCCTCGTATCCTGCGTAGAATCGCTGCTCTTCAGAGTAGAAGCTCAAAGAAGCGACAGCTAACCACTCTTCAGGCGTAAGCTCGACTCCAAACTGCTGCAAGATCCACAGCGTCCGATGTCCGTGAGTCATCTTCACACACTCAGGATTGTAGGTGTAGATATTGCCTCGCTCTCTGTGCCAATCAGACTTCTGCTCGACGTAGTAGTCGTTACTCAGGTCTCCTAGCCGACCAAACTCATGAACAAGACCGCACATGATTATCGACTGTATTGGAATCTTCAATCCAGAAGATTCTGCAACAGTCTTCATGGTCTTTGTAACGTTGATGCTGTGAAGCATCATTCCTCCCGGAGATGCTGTAGAGCGCTCACTTCTGTCAAAAGCAGGACAGGTGGCAAACCGCTCTCCAAAGTGATCAACTAGCCGCTTAATAGCACCTGACCGCGCATCAAGCAAATTGACAAGTTTCATGTAGGAATTATAGACTTTTTCAATGTCTTGCATTAGTAAAGCTCCTTGATCTTCATTGGGAATTTGTAGTTCTTACTCTTGAGAAGAAAACCTTCTTCAACAATTCTATTAAGCGCACTCATGTGTTCAACATTCACATCGACAACAAGAGAATCGTGGATCAAGAAGAGAGGACTGAACCTTGCTCGAGACTCAGCGAGCCTATCGATGACATCGTTGAATCCCTGGCAAGCAACATCCACAGCAGTTGATTGCACAAAGTGTGATACCCACGCGGCAGGATCACACTGAATGGGCCTACCGAAACCATTTGTAATGCCAGTAGAGATAACGCAGCTTCGAGCAATGTAGCTCTCAAGTTCTTCGACTCCGAGACCTTTTCGGATTGAATCGTAGAATCCTGCAGCACCTGAAACCGACCTGTACTTTGACCTGAAAGAGTTTCTCGACATTCCGTAACAAGCAGACATAACTGCAACTTTTACGATATCTCTTTCAAGGTCAAATCCTCGACTAATGTCTGTGTAGATGTCTTCTTCGCCTGAGAGTCTGCCAGCAAAGCACCGAAGCGTGTGAGGCTCGAGAGCTGTGAAGTCAATTTGCAGAATCTTTCCATGACGAGACTTGAGAGACTTTCGAAGCTCTCTTGGCAGTGTTAAGATTGGAAATCCAGACTTTACAGTAAGTCTACCCGTAGAGGAGCTGCATGGATCGTAGGTGCAAGAAGCGCTCTTTGAGCCTGACAGTGACGAGATCCTTTCATCATCACAAGCTCTCACGAAATCACTGTCTAACAGCGCAGGTTCAAGCCTGTCCAACAGCAAGAGGATCGACTGAAAGTCGTTACAGAAGTAGGAGCTGTCACAATACGCAGAGAACTGCGCTGAGAACCAGCTGTTCAGCGTCTTGATCTTTTCCAGAAGCTCGCTGTGAGACATAACAGCGGAAGCTGG